TATTCATTAAAAGAATTCTTAGATCCTAAAAACTTTAAGTCTTATGATGAATTGAAAACAAGATTAACCCGTGTGTTAGGTGCACCTGTGGTTGCTAAAACATCTACAGTTGAAACTGCAACACCATCAGTGAGTGAACCATCCATTGAACCATCATTGGATGATGATGAAGATATGGCTTTGTTTAATTCATTAGCTGAAGAAGTATAAGGAAACTATGATGGAAATTAAATTAAACTTAACGATTGATGAAGTAAATGCTGTCATCTCTACGATGGCGATGTTACCATTCAATCAAGTTCATGGCATTGTAAACAAAATCCGTGAACAAGCAATTCCTCAAGTTCAAGCTGCTGAAGCTGCTGCGAAAGCACAAGCTGAAGCATCAAATGAACCTGCTGATTCAGAAGGCGGCGATGCTGCTTAAGAAGTAATAGGCAAAAAGAAACCCGCTTCGGCGGGTTTTTCTTTTATACCGGCTTAACCATTCCGTATTGACTTCTCAATAGCATTGGTTCATCATTTCTAACAGGTGTAGGACCTGCCATAGCAGTTGATTGTCCACCTTTACCTATTACATTATTAGTTGTATTCACCATAATTGGTGGCGCAACTTGTTGTTGATTTGATGTAAGGTTTTTGTTTTCAGATACAGCAACATTCATTCTATTCGATAAAGCATCAGGTTGTGTCATAGGTTTAGCCATAGATAGATGTATTTTTTCAGCTAAATCACTCCTTTTCATAGCTTCACCTAATTCATCCGCTGGTTTTTCATAATCCATTGAGAATATTCTACCTGCTTCTGAAGCTGTTTTAGCTTGGCGTAATTTATCTCCAGCACGTTTATATTCTCCATTATTTAATTCCCAATCAATAAATTCCAATTGTTGTTCAAAAGTCGAATCTCTTATATCTGTGGCCATAACTTCTTTAAATACTTTTTGTCTAGGTGAGTGCCATTGAGCTATTCCTATAGCTTGGCCATTATCACCTTCTAATTTTGGATCAAAAGTTGAATTTTCTCTCTTTAGATTTGCTACAATTCCAGAAGCTTGTTCTGGTGTCCAACCTTTTCCTTGAAAAAATTCAAGCGCTTGTCCTTCTTTCCCACCAACTTTTGATGCAGTTGGACTTTTTATCATGCCAATGCCAAATTTTTCACCCAATAAACCAAATCTACTTTTTGGCTTTTTAGGAATAGATTTTGGATTCTTTTTAATATAATCTTCATAAGCCGCTTTTGCTTGTGGTGAACCACCTTCGGCTGCTTTTTTTAGCATAACTGCAGTTTCATCTCTCACGTCACCACCATACGGTATAGGTGCACCACCAAATGCTGCGACATATCCACGTTGTTTATCTATAGCTTCTTCAACGCCTTTAACATCACCTTTTTTTGCAGCTTCTTCTTTTCTTTTTTGTTCTCGTATTGGAATATAAAGAGCGCCAGCTGAGAGAGCACCAACGACACCACCGATAGCTGATACTATAGCCGCTTCAGCGAGTAATGCTGGTATGAATTTTAAAGCTAAATTTTTTAAAGCAGGTCCCAAAGCACCTCCTGCTGCACCTATAGCTAAATTTTCTATCCAATCAGGTATAAGATCAATATCTTTTTTAAGGGCTTGTGCTTTTTTTGTTTCTAATTTACTATTTTTACCAGTGAGAGATTTAATTAACTCTCTATGGCGTTCCATATCTTGTTCTTCTTTAAAGCTATCCGCAATTTGTTTTTCTCTTAATTCATTATCTCTATATTTTTTATCATAATCATACCACATTTTTTCAAGAGCATATATTTTTTTCAAAGCTCCTAAAACTGTTTTCATATTGTTAATGTTTTTTTGCGGAGACGAAGATGCATTTTCTACTTTTAAAACAGATCCAACTTTAGATGCTAAACCAGTACCACCTTGACCTGGCACATCACCTAATTCTCCAGGTGTTGGTTGTTGTCTTAAAAAACGACCAGCACCAGTAAAATATGAAATATCAGCGGCTGAACGGCCTCTTTTCATACCATACATAGTAGCTAAAGCGCCACCAAGAATAGGTACTTTGTTTAATAAACGAATAGGATCAAACTTTTCTCTGATTCCCATACCAACTGCACCAATTTTTTCACCAATAGCACCTTTAAGTGCTGAAACACCACCTTGACCACGCAACATTCTTTCAGAAACAATCTGACCAAATGTGCTACCTCTTACAATATTTGCTTTTTCGTATTGTGAGCTAGTTTGTGTTAGTTTACCATAGTAACGAGTTCTTCGATTTCTTCGAAGTGCATCTTCAGCAAGAAGTCGTTCTCTCTCTTCATCGGTTAATATTGGTTTATCGTCTGCCATTATTTTCTCTCAGCGTTACGTTGTTTAATCTTTTCATTTTCTAGTTCAATATACTGAACTAACATAGCAACATATATGTCACGTTCCCAAGGTATCATATTCTCAAGTTCCTCAAGACTATATTTGTGGTGTTGCATCAAAGAGAAATTAGTTTTATAGTAATTTCCCAAAGTATCATGACGAAAGGTTATATAAAAAAATCGGTGAGTTCCTTCGAAACAATTTTATGTTCAAAACCACATTTTGAACATTTTATATCTATTGTTTTCTCTATTCTAGGCAACTCTTCAATAAACTTTTGAACTTGTTTAAATTGATCATTTGATAATTGATCTAAAAAAGCATTCAATTCTTCTTTAGGTATTTCTTTTGTATAATACAGATTATCTTTATCATATACATATTCAATACATTCAGATATTAATTCAAAAGCCACTGAAAGTAAATCTTGTCCTTTTAATTTATTAAGAACAGCAAAGCTTGGATATTTCATTTTGATACCAATATCTTCTGCTAACTTAATTATTCCATCACCTTCTGGTATTTTTACATCAACCTCAAGAACATTGTATTTAACATCCATAATGTTACCACAAGTTTTTTCATCTACCACATTTTCGCATTTATATTTTGTTTCTATTTCTTCACCTACAGATTTTGCTCTTAAATTTAAAAAATAAAATTCAATATCAACCATTGGTAAATTGTCAATATTCAATTCTGTTAAAGAACAGTTTCTTAATATTTGTTTTATATTGCTTTCGATGAAATCACTTTCTTCAGATTCCATAGCCATAAGCAATATCTTTTGTTCTTTGACCAAGAATGGTCTAAAAGTCACCTTCGTTTTTGATACTGGCAATACTATATCATAACTAGGCACGTCAATTTTTGGTAGCATAATTACTCCTTTTATAATCTATCAAAATGTAAATTTATTTGTTGTTGATGTTAATCCACCAATAGTTAGTTTATCTGCATTAATTTTAGATGCTCCTTGGTCTAAAGATGTATCTAAAGTTCCTCTTCCAGCATTATTAATAACGGATGAAAGAGTTTTTGTACCACCTAAACTTGGTATAATTGATGTGGCTGCACCAGCTACACCTAATAGAGCATAAGGATTTCCGCCTTTTAACGCTTGGCCAGCACTTAATGCTAATGATCCTATTTGTAATGCAGCTGCTATATTAAATGGACTATTAACTGCTGAAGCTGCTTCATATTTAACTTCAGCAGATTCACTTCTCCAATAATGATAAGCAAATGTCACAGTTAATTTGTGATAAGGTGCATCACTCGACCAATCTAAATCTAATTGATTTACTGCAACTGGAAAAGCATCTATTAAATGAACTTTATGAACTTCATTTTTTCCATTATCATATTGAGTGATTGTAATTGGCATAGCGTATTTGTCTTTGTATTCAAAGTTCCAACCTCTGTTAATGGGATTTATCTTTTCAATCCAAGCATCAAACGCAGCTTTTTCTATCATATTAGAATCACAAATAAATGTTAAAGAAATATCATCATATGTCGTTTGATATGGATATTTCTCTGTGGGTCCATAAATTCTATGGTCAAAAGTAGCTAATGTTCTACCAGGCAATACAGCATTTTCACAACGCATCGATAGTGTTCTAGAATCGATATTTGTAGGCAGATCAGGTGGCAAATTAACAGTAACTTTAAATCTTGATGGCTTAGCTAATTCACCAGTAAAACTTGAACGAAATTCTTTTATGTCCATATGTTATTCTCTTTTTTCTCCAACCACTTGAGTGTGTAGAGCTTGTCCTTTAATTTCTTGTATTGAATCTCGCCAAACTTCATTGACTTTAGCTTTTTGGAACTGATGAACAGGTAAAAACACCGCTGTTTCCCATTCATTCGGTTCTACTTTTAACATCTTACTTGCTACATTTTGATACAAATATCGTTTAATACAAGGTCTAAATTCTTTATACCGTCTTGAAGCTGATATAATATCATATGTTATTCTTAATCTTTTAATCTCATCGTTATCATCATAGATAGCAAAGTTCATCAACTTATCCATAAAACCAGCACGAATACGTGGTGGTAAATAGTGTAGGTTCATTCCCAAGAAACCATCACTATATCTTTCTAATGGTAATACTAATGGGAAAGCGTCCCAATAAGGTAACTTATCATCATATTTGGCACTATAATAAAAAAAATATAAACCACCAATTAAAAATCTATTGGTGTTTCTACCTGTTTCTTTTCGTATTTGATTAGCTAATACTCGTGGATTCTTAAGATTGTTTATTTTACTCGTAAACCATTTGAGTGATTGAGTAGAATATTGATCTAATTGAAAACCACTTCTTTCGTCAGCTAACTTCGTTAATTTAGATGTCGTTGTCATCTTCTATTTATGTCAGAAATTAAGATGGTCTTCAGTTAATACTTTGAATTCCCAACCCCTATCTTTACAATATTCAGTTGCGGCTTTCCATTTAGCTTGATTGATGGCATAGGTGACTACTTCGTTGATGTATTGTTTGGTGATTCTTGATTTTATTTCTGGTTCTGTGGCCTGTTTCTTTGGTTTAATTTCTAACAGATATGAATTCAATTTACCATCTTTACCTCGTATTTGAGCGTAGAAATCAACAAAATATCTATGAAAACGACCATCAGCTGGTGATTTGTATGGTACCACAATTTCTTCTGATGACCAAGAGACGACTTGTGAGTGTTTATCTAACCACAACATCACTCGTTTTTCCCATGACGAACGGTAGATGATGTTGGTTGGATCACCTTTGTATTTTTGTGGGTTAATTGGTGTAAACTTGCCTTTATGCTTCATAAATAGTATGTATGTTGATTTTTAATCAAAGGTAAAATTGTATGGCTATTCAAGTTGGTCGAGTTGGTAGTAATGGAGAAATTGGCGCAGATTTCGACAGTGGTGGTTATTACGGTGACCAAGTAGAACCTAGTGGCGGAGGCGCTCCTAGTGGTCCTTTATCAGCTCTAGATTCTGATCCATTCGCAATAGGTGAATTAAAATATCCAAGAAATATTGGACTTGATTCTAGAGGCCATTATATTAATTTTTATATCAATGTAGCCGATAATTCATCATATTTACAAGCTGGTGCATATGGTGCATTACCAGATACTCAAGGCACAACACAAAGAAATCAAGCATCATATGTGGCTAGTGCAGGTACGGGAGCACAAACATTAGTTAGTGCTCAAAGTTTATTTCAAGTTAGAAAAACAAAAAGAATAGGGGCTGTAATAACACTATACATGCCTGAAACTGTAAATGTTCAATATGGTGCTGATTGGCAAAGTCAATCTTTAACGGATGCTCTTGGTGTTGTTGGCCAAGCGGCTTCTGTTACAGCCGCAACTGCATCAGCCTATAATAGAAATTCAGCAAACAGAACACAATCAGGAGTTTCAGGTGCATGGGCTCAAATTGGTGGTCAGTTAGCTGAACGTACAGGTTATGTGGGACAGGGAGCAGCAGATTTTGCTTTATTTGCAGCAGGATTTGCTACCAATCCACAATTAGAGGTTCTATTTAAAGGAACTGATATGCGTGAATTTCAATTTGATTTTCTATTTTCTCCATACAATGCTTCTGAAGCACAATCAGTAGTTGATATTATTAAAAGATTTAAATTCCATCAAGCACCAGAAGTTGTCGTAGATTCTGTTGGTAGATTCTTTATTCCACCTTCAGAATTTGATATTGAATTTAAAAATAATGGTCAAACAAACGGAAATATTCATAGAATTGGTACATGTGTTCTTACTAGTATGAATGTTGATTATGCTCCAAACGGATGGTCAGCTTTTCCAGATGGCACTCCTACAAACATCAGAATGACATTGAACTTTAAAGAAACAGAAATTGTCACTAAACAAAGAGTGAAAGAAGGATATTAATAATGCCAAGATATTTCTATGAATTTCCAAAATTACTTTACACTAGAGATGGTGTAACTAATTTAGTAACAAATTTATTAACTAGAATTGCTACTGTAAAAGGTGAAATCGATACTTCAGCATTATACTACGAATACGTTATTAAAGATGGCGACACACCAGAAATAATTGCTTCAAAATATTATGGAGATGCTGAATTACATTGGGTTGTCCTTATATTCAATGATATTATTGATCCATTTTATGATTGGCCAATGGAGTATCGTCAGTTTATAAAATTTCTTACCGACAAGTATGGTTCGCCTGCTACTGCACAAACTACTATACATCATTATGAAAAAACTGTTCAAACAACAGATAACACATCTGGTGAAGTAACCACTAGAGTATATACTATTGATTTGGAATCATATAATGATTTACCTGCTGAGCCAACAGAATTTATTAATAATATGGTAACAGAAATTACCAGTCGTGGTATTGTTTATTCTTATGACTATGAAAACGAACTAAACGAATCTAAACGACAAATAAATTTAGTTAGAAAAGAATTAATTGGTGTAATAAAAGACCAATTTAAACAATTGATGAGTGTTTGATGGCTGATACAAGACAATTATATCCACAGGATTATTCCCTAGATTCATGTAAGATAATTACCGCTTTAGGACAGCCGTATGAATTTAAACCTGTTCTGATGTATATTAATTACTATGAAGATTTGTATAGTAACTATATCACCGGTGATTTAACTATCAACGATTCTGTTGGTTTTTTATCTACTTTAAGTTTTAGTGGTAACGATTACTTGATTCTTAGCTTTTCCAAACCAGGCACAGATGATAAGATAGAAAAAACATTTAGAATTTATAAAGTATCTAATAGATATTTAACTAAAGATCAAAATGAAACCTATACTTTAAACTTCTGTTCAGAAGAAGCTTTATTATCTGAACAATACAGAATAAGTAAATCTTATATGAATGTCAAAGTTTCTGATGTTGTTAAAGACATAGTTTTAAACAAATTGAAAGTTGATGCTAAGAAGTTTTCTTTAAATAATTTAGAAGAAACTAAAAATGCCAGAAACATTGTTATTCCTAATTACAAAGGATTTGAAGCACTAAATTGGTTGTGCACACAAGCCATTTCAAAAGACTCTAAGACACAAG